TTTAATTCTGCCCGCGCTTAATGCAGGGATTTTTTTTACTACGTCCTCAATACTTTTAAATATTTTTCTTTTCCCCGTTTGCAGGAAAAATACTATTATTTTCTTCTCTCCCATTTTTTTACACCTCCAAAACGTCCACGGTGTAGTTCCTCCATTTGCAGCCCGTTTCAATGCACTTTAATATTTGCGGGCGCCTTAATGTCGGAAACTTTGCCGCGATTTCTTCCAGCGTCTCGCAGCTGAAATAATCCCCCGTTTTTGTATCTGTAATAATAAAGCGGTATCTAGTCGCGCTTCCCCTTTCCGGCAATTCGTCCCTATAGTCAAGCATTGCGTCGCACTTCCTCTGGTGCTGAGCGCCGTACAATTCCCATAGAACCCTAAGGTATAAATAGCCGACCATGCTTTTTTTAATTTCAAAGTCTGGCCGTTTCAGGTACTGCTCTATAATGTACGTTGACGCGTCGTGTGCCTTTTGGCGCTTTTCGTCTACAGATAAAGCTTTGACGCTCGCGTTCTTCTGCGATATTGTCCCTATTATTTTTAAAGCTATCTCTGTGAACTTTTCGTACATTTGGCCCAGCGCTTTGTTATCTCCCGCTTTCGTCTCCTTCTGCAGTCTAAATAATTTGACCTCGTCGGTTTCTTTTAGCGGCGGAAGTTCTATGTCAAACTCAAGCTCTAGCTGTCTCCATTCCTGCACCTTGTCCCCTCAATTCCCGCCGGTAGCTTTCGCCGTTCATTTCCAATATTTCCCCGCTTTCCACCAAGCGGTCGGCTGCTGCTGCTCCGATGTATTTAAGAAAATCCGCCTTTGTGTGGTTGCTTATCAGCACCGTAGGTTTCCGCGTGTTGTAGCGTGCATTTAATACCTGATAGATCATGTATTTTTCATCCGCCGCCGCAATTCCGCGCCCTATCTCATCCAATACCAGCACCGGAACGTGGCCGTAATAATTCACTATTTCCGCCTCGGTTTCCGTCGCGTTAAATGACTTAGCCCTCCGGATTTCTTCCACAATGTCCGGGGCAGTTCTATACTTTCCGCCCGTCTCCCTGATGATCGCGCAGGCCAGATGTGTTTTACCGGTGCCCGCGTGGCCGATTAATACCAAAGACCGGAAAGCCCCGCACTTTACTTCGCGGATAAAATCTACTACAGCCCGCGCTGCCTGTGCCTGCATTTCGCTACTTGTCCGGTATGTGTCGAGCGATTCTGTCCAGTACCTTTCCGGCACACCGCTTTTCTGGTATTTCTCTATTTTGTCGCGCTCTGCCTGCAGCGCCTCCAGGCGTTCTATTTCCTTGTCGTGTTCTGCTATCTGCTCCGGCGTCATTCTCATAATGTCCGGGCAGAATTGGTCTAATAATTTATTAATGGCATCCACTTTTTTTATCCCCTCATTTAAATAAATAAGTCCTCATATTCCGCGGTGTCAGCGTCTGTGGAATTATTCCCCCACATTGTGCCCGCCGCCTTGCCGGCAGCCTTGTCTCTTATGCTCCAATTCTGAACCGCCGCCTGCCAGTTTTTCATTTGTGCCCGCCCGCCAATTTTCCAGCCGTTCGATTCGTAATAATTATAAAATTGCTGGGCGTCAATTTTAATTTTCTTTTCCTCACAGTAGTTTTTAATTTCCTCAAGTGTTGGCTTTTGGAACTTTTTGTTTTTCTCTGCAGGCTTTTCTTCCTGCTTTGCGGGCTTGGGTTCTTCTTCCTTTTTGGATTTTGTGGAGCGGTTCACTGCGTTGACCTGGCGCCTGTGCAGCTGCTGGTCTATTAGATCCTTGCAAATAATCCACGCCATTTCCTCCAGGTCGGATAATTCGGCCGGCTCGATTCCGTGCAATCCGTAATTAATAATTACAGCCCGCATGTGTGCCCGCTCGCCTTCGTCCTTTATTTTTTCGAGGATAGTCTCGAACGTTTCATAATATTGAAAGTATGCTTTTTTCATTTTTCCACCCCGACTCGGTTTGCCGCCTCTAGCGGATTGCAAGCCGTAACAATAGTTTTTGTTTTGCACTTTTCGCAATAAATTATATAGTGTCGGCTTTCCGCATAAGTCCACGACAATTCGGTTTTACATTTCGCGCAATAGCGTTTTTCTGTTGGTGTTATAAAAACACGTCTTGTCAAGTTTTCCTCTGCGATAATTTCCGCCGCTTTATAAATATTCATTTTTCCCCCTCGTAACGCAACGCCTCGCGCTCGTATATCTTTTTACATAGCCGCAAACACGCGCCCGGGTCTTTGGATATATCGAGCGCGCCGTTGCATTTAAGCGAGCACGTATAGCCGATATTAAGCGGGTGGTCGATTACAAGCGCGCCGTATTTCGTGCGGTTTGCCTGCGTGTTGCCTATGCGGTGCGCGCCCTGCGGCTGCCCGTCTCTAAGCGGGCGCCCGCAAACCTCGCACAATCCGCCGGAAACCGCCAGCGCGTAACGCCTCTGTTCTTTTTGTGCTTCCGTCATTCCCCCGGCCTCATTAATTCGTATAAGTTCACATTTAAGGCGGTTAAAATCGCGCTTAAAGCCTTCGTCTGTGGGAAGTGTGCCCCGCGTCTGTATCTGCATATATGCTCCCGCCTCAGACCCGTTCTTTTGGCCAGTCCGTAGCAGGTTATGTTTTTACGCTTCATTGTCCGGCGGAGTCCGTCTCCGAAGTCTAGCAATAATTCAGCCTCTGTCATTTTTTCTACTCCTGCAGAATGATTCCAATTTCTGCCGCCAATATATGCGCCGCTTCAATTAAAAGCGCACACTCGTCTGTGCTGCTCTCCCGTTCCGGCTGCGGGAATATATGCCCCGCTATTTCCTTGTAAGGATAGCCTAAGCGCTCCACCGCTATCATTTTGACACAGTATTTAATCGTCTCGTAGTCCTGCTGTGTCTCCCTGCATATCTGCATAATATGACCGTTTAAGTGGTGGTTCTGGCTGTCCTTCCCGGTTGTTCTCGGTCGCTTCGGTGGCTGCAGGGTTACAAGCACAAAGTCATTGTGTTTGTCTCTGCATTTTTTAAGCTCGCGTTTAATTAAAACGTTGGCTCCCTCATCGGCCGGCGGAATAAAAGCAATCCTTCCCTTAATCGTTGCCCGTTTTAAAACGTATTGCACCATATTCCGCCCGCTCCTTTAGTACAGGTCATCCGCGATATCAGCCGGCGGGATTACTTCCCCGCCTAAAGCCTGAGCCGCAGCTTCTACCGGTGCCGGGATTGCTTCGGCTTCCCTCATCATGTCCCCCGCGGTTTTCATTCCGCTAGTCGGTGTAAGTTTCGCCTGCAGGTCTTTTTTCACCTGGTCGATTACTTCCCGCGCGGTGAAGTCTTTCCTCATCCCTGAATATTTCAGGGCGTCCTCTTTACTGAATACAGGAGAGCCGTCCGGGTATTTGCTTTTTAACAAATTGCCCAGCTCGTGCTTTTCTTCCGGTGTAGTTTCCCCGCCCTTTGGCTCAAAGGCAAACTTTGCAGCCGGCTTCTTCTGCTCCGGCTTAACCTCCGGCTTCTTCGGTTCCGGTCTTGTCTCCGGGCGTGCCTGCTGTGGGATGTCCTTATATTTTGAACCGTCCCATTTGCCGGCGTAAATGTCGGCGGCCACGCCCAGCATTTTAAGCGCTGTGCTAAAGGCGTCGGTTACTGCCATTTTGTACCCTTCGTCATTGGAAATTGCCGCGCCCTTTTCATTCTGCACGAGCTTGCTGCCTCCTATTCCCACGATTGGCTCGCTCCATGTTTCGCCGTCCTTTACATAGACCGCTACTTCGGCAAAGGCTAAGCGTTCGGCGCCTGCTCCTGCCTCCGTCCATAATCTGCAGACTTCGTACTTCCAGCCCAAGCCTACAAGGCCGAACTTTTCGGTCATTGCTTTATAGCGCCACTGTGGGTTTATGTCGGTTTTCCCCTTTAACTTTCCCGCCTGGATCTCGCGCAGTGCGTCCTTTGGCGGGCGGGCTAAACTGTTGTATATATTAATTGCTTCTTCTTCTTTCATTTGGCCCGCCTCCCATTAAAAAGGTATATCCTCCGGGAACTCTTCGTCCCCGAGCTCCTGCTGTACATATTCCGGCGCGTATGCTTCTGCAGGCTGCTGCTTATAAGAGCCACCGTCCTGCTGTGCCTGGTCGCGGCTCTCTCTGCCGGATCCTAAAAGCTGGATGTTGTCGGCAATAATTACAATTTTGCTGTTCTTTTTGCCTTCCTTTTCCCAGCGGTCTTGGTGCAGGTGTCCGTCGATTGCCACCGGCTTGCCTTTCAATAAATAAGGCTTAAGGGCTTCGGCTGATTTCCCCCAGATTGTCACCTCTAAATAATTCGCATAATCTGTGCGCTGGCCGTCGGATGTCTTGCGGCTTTCATTTACTGCAACCCCCAGCTTTCCGCAGGCTGTTCCGCCGCTTGTGTAGTTCAGTTCAATATCGCGGGTTAATCTGCCAATTAAAAAAACTTTGTTGATGTCCTGCATTATTCGCCCCCCTTATTCATAGCCTTGAAAAAATTGCACCATTTGCAGGCGTTGCAATAATCGCCGCATTTTCTGGAAACGGCCGGGCGGTGTTCCACATAATAGCTGTTTCCCTGTTCGCCGGCGGCTGCTTCTGCTTCCTGCTGGTTGTCGTACAGCTTGACCGCGGTCTTGCGTCCGTTCTTCATAAGCGCCCATTTTTCAGCGTCTGCCCAGCGTTCCTCTGCTGTGCAGGCTTCTATTTCGTCGTCGCTCATATTCTGTGAGGCTTCGATTTCCTGCACCTTCATCAAAATGCGGGCACCGGTTGCTTCCAGGTCTGCTGGTGTTACGGAGAACTCATAGATATAAACCGGGCTCTGTGGGTAGTTTGCGTCAAACTTTGCCTTGCTCTTGCTGTGGTCTTTAAGCAATGCTATAAAGCGGCACTTCTTTACTTCCAGCCCGCTCTTAGTTAGAAGCCACGCGTATGTAAGCCCCTGCTGTCTCCAGTCGGTAAAATCTTTTAACTGTACTTTCCAAACGCTTGCGGTTTTCCAGTCGTTAATAATTTCGTTTTCCATATCGTATGAGTCAACCTGGCCGGTCACGTAGCCATTGGAAACCGGCACCTTAAATTTTTCTTCGTGGAAGTTGTTGTCCGGCTGTTTCTCCATAATCGCATGGACCGCGGTACCCCATACCGCCCACACGCTGTCGGCTGCGTCCACCTCGATTTCGTCAAAGTGGCGGTCTGTTAAAATAATTTCTTTTGTGCCCTTGATCAGGGTTGTTGCTGAATAGCAGCCCGGCGCATTGTGGCGGGTTACGCTTACGGCTTTAACGAAGGCCTCCGGCAGATTCAATTTATTAGAAACTTTCATTTTCTGCCCCCTCGTTTTTCTTTTTGCTGCTGTCCCTTACGCGCAGGATCCAGTCGCCCTCGTCGTACTGTTCAGCCTTTACAATATCCCAGTGAATACCGGAGCCGAACTCATCATTTAATTTTCTAAGTAAGTCCTGAAGTTCGCTTGTTTCCATGTTCTAAACCTCGCTTGTTATAGTTTCTTTTAAGGTTTATCTGGCCAGATTTTCCCTTATTGGCGCGCGCGGGATTCGAACCCGCTATTATTCCCGGAGAGATAACGAGGCCGGAAATAATAAACCCCCGCCGGCATGGAGGGCGCCGGCTTTTCAGTTACGCCCTAAATACAGTCATTAACGCGGAGTGTTTCGTATGCTCCCGCGCCGCTGCATGCTACAAAGGCCACCCCGCCTTTGTCGTTTATGTCCTCAATCCGCGCCCGCTGGGCTTCGGAAAGCCGCCCGCCTTTCGGTCGCTTGCACTCGATTGCTACAAAGCGCCCGTGCTTGTCGTAACCTTCAAAGTCGCAGGTGCCGGCTTCGGCTGTTTTTATAAAGCGCCGGTGTGCGCCCGTTCCGATTGCAAAGCAGCCGGTATTTATGCGCTGAAGTTTAATGCCGGTTTGTTTGATTACGGCCTTCACTTCTTTTACCACCTCGCTTTCGCTGATGTCGTCTAAAATGCTTCTGCCTTCCATGCTTCCGCCTCCAGGTCAACTTTTATTTTGTATTCCTTGAATGAATGGGCCACCATTTCCCGCCCGCGTTCCTGCCATGTCAAAACGCCTTTATAAAGGCGGGCTTTGCGTCCGCGGTATTCGGCAAAGGTTCCGGCGCCGTTTGAATAGGCTTTTATTGTGCCGTTGAAGCCCTGAGCTTTTACCCAGCGCCTTGTGAATGTTTCCCGGCTGATTTTGCCGGCGCTGTAAGAATTGATTAGAGCAATAGGATAAATCATTTTTTAATCTCCCCGGAAAAAAAACAAAACCCGCAGCCTCATGCTCACTTTAAGGCTGCGGGTCTTTTCCCCGTTGTTAACGGTTCATTTCCGTGAGCTAAAAATCAACCGTCAAAGTTTTAAACTTTTCCCTTGTTAGGTTGATTTAAAATTAGCGCATAAAATTGAGAATGTCAACCCTAAACGATTATTTTAATTAATTTTTTGTTGTTTTTTGCGCTTTTTTTGTTATTAGTCCGATAAAAACGGCATGCTCATACAGAAATATAAATCATTATTGCCCGTATACCTCGAGGGCCTTGTTGCCGGAAAGTATACGCTAGCGCAGGCCGCGTCTGCCTGTGGGTATTCCGTTGTAAGGATGTGCCAATTAAAAAAGGCATACCTCCGGGGCGGTCCTGCTGCTCTGGTACATAAAAACCGCGGGCGCCCGCCCGTCAATAAAACCCCGGATTCCTTAAAAAATAAAATTATCGCGCTATATAAAACGCCGGCTTATAGCGGGATTAATTTTAAGTATTTCGGGGAATGTCTTAATAATTACGAAGGCATAAAAATTAAATATTCCACTTTGCTTAATGTCTTTAATGAATACGGAATAAAATCCCCGGAAGCTCATAATATAAAAAAATCCGATAAGCTGCACCGCCCCCGCCTGCGTCGCGCCAATTTCGGCGATATGCTCCAGATTGACGGCACTCCGTTCGCCTGGTTCTCGCGGTTCGGAAATTATAAAAAATATTGCATGGTCGGCGCTGTCGACGACGCCACCTCAAAAATTACCGCGCTATATATTACGGACTTTGAGTGCCTCTATGGGTATTTGGAAATATTACGGCAAACAATACAGCGCTATGGTTGCCCGCGTGAGATGTACTCGGATCGCGCCGCTATTTTCTGCGTTACGCCCCGCAATAAAAAAAATCTTACGCAATGGGAGGAGCTTGCCGGCGTCCATGATAAAAAAACGCAATGGCAGCGTATTCTGTCCGACCTCGGTATTCGTCAAATATTGGCATGGTCTCCGGAGGCCAAAGGCCGCATTGAGCGGATGTGGGAAACTCTACAGAAAAGGCTCCCTACTGAATTCTACCGCGCCGGATGTGATACGCCCGCGAAGGCTAATATATTTTTACAAAAATATATAGACCGGTTTAATTCTCAATTCGGCGTAAATCCTGCCCGCCCTGATTCCTTTTTTCTTCCCTGCACTCAAAACCTTGACGTCGTTCTATCTGCTCAATTTCCCCGCCGTACCGATTCGCAGGGCTGCATTTCGTTTCATTCCTACAAGTTCGCCGTACTTGCTCCCCGTGCCCGCTGTCGCTCCCTGGTGCTCCATATTTCAGAGCGCGGGTTGTTCGCCCGCTTCCCGGATGATAATAATTTTTATTCGGTTAAATTGCTTGACGATTTCATAACCGGCGGCCTTGGTGAAAAAATACCCCAGGTTCTAGAGGATATTATTTACCGGTATATGTTTGCCCATGCTAAAGAAATTAGCGTATAAATGCGCAGGCGCTTTTCAAGCGCCCTATATATTCTATTCATTTCTATTCTATTCATTTCTATTCTATTCATTTCTATTCTATTCAGCGTATTCAAAAAATAGGAATTAATAGGAAATAATAGAAATAAAAAGGAATTAAAACGAAACAAAAGGAAATAATAGAAAAATGTTTCCTTTTTCCGCTTTTTAGCTCACTTTCAGCGTGCCGTTGTCGCTCCATACTATGCCGGGAGTCCCTGGTTTAGTAGTCGGCAGGTTTTGCATTGTAAGAGTTAATTTCTTCCCTTGTGAATAATCGGCTAGCCAATTATTTGGAAGTTTGACCTTTGTATAGCCAGGTCCCACTATATCTTGTAAGTGTATAGCGTTATCGTTAAAGTATACATTATATACAGCGTGAGGCACCGGACTAGATTCTGTATGTACTTCTATACTAACGTTGTATATTTCGGTATCTCCATACATTGCACGCGGCTCGTTATAGCTGCTATATATATTCGTTATCGCCACGGCCGTTGTGGTTACTCCTAAATTTTGAAAATAGCCGTATAAATCATTAATATAATTATCTGTCGTATATTCCGTAATTATTGAGCGCACTTCCATTCTAACGACCTGGAGTTCACCACAATTCAATGCCCCTTGAAAACTAGACGTCCCACCTACTTCGATATTTTTAAATGTGCCCCCCGTCGCGTTGATGTTTACAAAGTCCGATTTTCCCGCGTGGTCGATTGCCCAGCCTTCGTCTCCGTATTCTGTGATATTTCCGTTTTCGTCAATAGTTCCGCTATAATTGTCGGAATGGATAACGCCCTTGTCTTTGACGCTTATGTCTGTAGCCAGGATGTTTTCCACTTCCAATAATGCGGCCTTGATTTTGTTTTCATCATTGACGATAACGTCCCCTTCTATGTAGATTTGGTCGGCCTGCAGTTCTATCTGGCTGGCTAATAATCCGCCGTCTACTGCGTCCGCCCACAATGCCTTGACCGCGGTGGCTGTCGCGTCCGGCTTAATGCTGTAATATCCGGTTTCTTCGTTGTAGCCGTAAACCGCGTTTACTTTTGCCTCGGTGCTGGCTGCGATTAATTGCGCACGCTTTTCGGCGGTAATCATAACCGGAAGATTAAGGCTAAGGCTCATTTGCCCGCTGGCTCCTCCGCCCTCTACCATTGCGGAAACGCTGCCCGCCTGAATGTCAATCAATCCGCGCAGGCCTTTTGCGGTGTTTTCTACCTGCAGCAGGATTTCTTCCTCGCTTATGCTGATAGAAGCCGCGCTGTTGCTTGCGTCCTCGTCAATCTTTTTAATTATTTCTTCCAGGCTCTCGCTCGGTGGTCTCAATCTGTAAATGTTTGTAAAATTATAGCCGCCACTTACAATGTCGACCGCTGCCTGTGCTGCAGCGCTTGCGTTCGCTTCTGCGTCCCCTGCTGTGATATATTCGCGCTGACCTTCTACTGTCTGCACTGTGCCGTTCGGGCGTGTTGTCAGATTGCTTTTATATGTCGGGATTTCGCCGTATTGGTACACCGCCGGGTTGTAGTCTACCAGGGTCAAATTATAACCGCGGTCGGTTTCTTCGGCGTTTGTTATTTTCATGTCGGCGGTAATTGTTTTAAATTCGCCGTTTTCGTCCAGCGTTCCAAAGCTCAAAAGGTTTCCGATTTCTGGAATTAATGGCGCATTGCTCCGGAGGGTTGTCTCCACCTGCAGTTCGTCGGTGGTTCCGCTTCCGCTTACCTCCAGCGCCACTACTCCGTGCCCGCTGTCGCTTACACAATTAATTAAAACCCCGCAGTTTTCGCCCTCTGGGAATGTTACGCGGCTTGTAAGTGTGATTTTCTGTAAATAGCTGTTATTCCATTCGAGCCCCTTAATAGTCGCATGTGCCAGCCCGTTTTTAAGGCTGCGATGTTGTACCAATACGCGGCTATATAGCGGATAATATGCGCTTTCAAGCCCTGCCTGAATGGTAATAACGCGAGGTTGTGCAGCTTCCTCTGCCATTTGGCGCCATGCAATTTTAAACGCGTGGTTGTAGTCGGTTACATATTGCAGCGTGGTTTCTGTCAGCGTGTCGGTCTCTGGATCATATTCCCCGCCGTCCTTCATAAAGGTTACTGTGTCCACGTCATAATCTCCGGCCGCGTTGATGTATGAAACCCGCCGGCCGTCAACCTTGCGCTTTAATTCTTTTGATGTGGAAATTGAAATAATATTTTCACTGTTCAATAGCGCCACTGGATAGTCGCGCCCGTTGTCTATTGCTACTTCAATAAGGCCGGTTAATCTGTTGTATACTAAAGCCGCGTTGCTGTTTTTGCACAATGTGTCTAGAACTGTTTGCTTTTTTGCGCCGTTAGTGATTACGCCGTTAGCCTTAAAGCCTTCGGTCTCGCAGTATTCGTACCATGCGCCAAAGGTCGATAGATCTAATTCACTATCCTGGTATTGGCTTGCTTTGTGGTGTGGGCTTGTTAATAATTCCAGTGCCCACGCGGCAAGGTTTTCTGTCGGTGTTTTTGCCTCGCTCCATTCGGTGCCGTCCCATGTTCGCGCGGTTCCGGTTTCTATTACGCTGATAGCGTCGAGCTGGCCTTCTGTGTTCTTATTGGCAATAATCCGGACGCCGATTCTGCAGCATTTGTCGCGCTTGTCCGGCTCCAATACGTCCGCGGTAACTAATTGCTCCGCGCTGGATTTCTTCGCGTCGTAACATGTGGTTTGTACCGCCATTAAATAAACGGTATCGTTCGCGCTTCCGTCTGCCTTCGGTGTTGTTCTTCTGATTCTGACTTTTAAGGTCTTGCCGTATGCTTGCGCCGCGGTAAACTCTTGCCGTGCACAAAAGCGCAGCTGATTGCGTGTAGTACGTGTAAATGTGTTTGAATATGTGCCGTTTTGATTAAAGCCGTTGTCAAAGTCTACCCAGTCGCTTTCCTCCGGGTTGTTGACGTTTGTCCATTGCGGCGAAAGCTTAATAGTAGCAGGCCCCCAGCTTCCGTCATTATACGCGCGTAATCCGTCAAATAATGCGATTAATTCTACCGCTTGCGCGTTGGTCGGTAATTCCTGCACGACGCCGGCTTTCCACTCTTCCTCTATTTCTTCGTATTCGTCCGCGTCGTCTCCGCTTGCTCTTCGGTGCGGGATTTCCTTATTTAATTCTGTTAAGATTATTTTTTTGTTAAAATCCGGATCCAGGAAGGCGCCGGTCTGCCTGATTTCAATTCTATTGCGTTCGTCGTAATAAAGCCCGCTATCGAAACTGTAGACGCCATTCTGTGGAATTGTTACGCCGGTAAAGTCTTTAATTACGGTTTCGCCCATTTTAATTTTATTAATCAAAATGTCGTTAAAACCTACTTCAAGCACTGCATTGTAGTATTGGTCCACGCCGTCCGTGCCCTCAATTGTGTAATGTGGCGGACACAATCTGTACGGGGTCATTAATGATTTTCCCAGCGCAAACGGGAAGCTCTGGCCGGTTGCTGCCTGGTTTCGTGTGCCTTTAATGTATGGCAGCTTGTTTACGCTTTCGGCTGCAGCCTTGCTGGCCTTCTGTGCTTCCTCCATTTGTTCAGCTGCCTTTTTGTTGTTGTAGAGGGTAATTCCTAAAGCCACGCCTCCGGCTAAAATTGCGGTTACGCCGACGATAATTGCCGCGGTTGTGGCGGCGCTTGGTGTTTTTCTGATGTATATAATATCATCCGGACGCGCCTCATAGTCTGCAGTTATCCGCTGCCCGCCCATTAATAAAACGCTGTTGTCCCAGTCTATTAATTTTGAAAAATTGCGCAGTTTGCCGTTAAAGGCGAAAGTTGTATTATTTTTGATTCCGTCATAATAATGAATTACAGCCATATATTCCCCTAATTGGTAAAGCTCCGATGTGATTAATCCGGCAGCCGGTTCGCGTCATGTGGATAAATTCCCGCTCATTCAAACATACACCTATGTGTAGCTCGTTGCCGTCCTGCATTTCCAGGAGGGCACCTTCCCTCGGTTTGTCTATCGGTGTGACGTTAAGGGTTGGCGCGTTTTCTGTGGATAGTTCCAGGTTGTGGTCGTTGTAGATTACGTCCCGCAGGTCGTAGCCGTAGCGCCTCATTACTTCTATCGCTAGCCCGTAACAGTCCATTCCTTCCGCTGTCCGCCCGTGGTCTTTGTACGGTATGCCGATTAAATCACTTACTTGTATAGTCATTTTTTCTATGCGTTCCCGCGGTTGTTGTCGCTGTCAAATACATAAGGCGGGAAGTTCATGCCCATTCTATCGTCGTTTGTAAATGTGATTGTAACTTTCATGTCCCCGTCGGTTGTGGCCGTTCCGTATTGGTGCCGGTACATTTTGAACGGTGTAACTGTCCCGTCCTTATTCAATACGCCGACCGCCTTTACTGTCAGCAGTTCGTCGCTCGCGTCGATTAAATCTATAATGCTATTTTCTATAGCGCTTATTTCAAGCGTTCCGTTTTTCAGTACGCCTCCGGCTACTTGTGGAGCGGTGTATTTAAACGCGCTAGCCTGGTACGTTTGCCCTTCATATACTATATTTATGGTATTATTAATAAAACGCAAAGTTCCCCAGTCGGGGTGTGTTATTTCGATTAAATAGGGCAGTGAAAAGGCGCCGCCCGTGTGCAATGCCTTAAAAACTTCGTCCTGTGTCATACTTCAACCCATATCATCGATATAGTTTTAATGTTCATGCCGGAACTTGTCGGCGTGCCCTCCAGTCTGTATTCCTGCATAGTTTCGCCATGATCCCGCAGGCTTGGTGCTCTGAATGTTCCCGCATTGCCTCCGAGTGTGTTTTCGTACCAATTAAAAAATATTTCTTCCTGCGTTTTTGTCGCTGCGTATGAAACGGAATAGCGGCGCAGGTTCCGGCTGTTGCGCTGGACTGAAATTGTGCGCCCGCTGTCGAACTGTGTTGTCAGGGCGTTGTCCTCGTAGCCCGTTTGTTTTCCAAAAAGTTTTTTAATTGGAAGGTTTACTGTGTCCCAGTCTACG